CTGGAATGTTTTATTGTTAAATCGTGATGAGATACATGTCTTTACTGAGACTAAAGAATCATCCCCATAAGTTTTGGGAAGACAATTCTCAAAGAATTTTCCATCGCCTATTGTCTCTTCATAGAAGTACATATACATACACAACAAGACTAAAGAATTGTCTTCGGCCGTGGCGTACTTTCCAGATGCTTGAGCACCTGGTAATATGAAGAAATCATTATTCAATTCAACACAAGTTCTAAGGGACTCCGATAAATAACATCCGACGTAATGAAGGGCCTTATCGTTATAACCCAGGGTCCGCAAAATTCTCAGTATGAGAGAATTAACCATTCTTTTTATCTCTATGGGCTGACTAAGATCATAGGCAGAAAAATCACCTTCCATAATGTCAGGTGAAAAATTTTGTAATGACGTGACGAGGTCATCCCATTCAACGTGGGAATTGATTCCTACGCACGTGCAAAACAAATCGTTATATTCGACCATTAATGAGTAAAAAGGTGCAAGAAGCATCCGGCCTATTATGACGAATTCTAATGGCGAGACAAAGAACACCCTTGTCTTTCCTGAGACGCATTTGTCAAGAGGACGCGGTTCATCTTTTAATTTTCCAGAATATATGGGATTGTAACTTTCATTTCTATCCCAAAATTCGAAAATAAGAGAAATTCGTTCCTGTAATTCATCACACATCTCACGCGTGGTTGATCCAGGATCATCACACAGAGGTATGTAGTTCGATTTCTTACCTTTCCACCCAAACCCAGACGAAGTCGACGAATTCATCCTATCTATAAACGGATCATTTTTTACACCATTAATTGCACATTCAAAAGTAAGTGGATGCAGCTTAAGCGGTAACAGGCCTTGAGTGATTCGTTTATGCAACGCGTCCTCGACTTTGTTCATAATATCGAAAGACAAAGAGTAGTGGATATGGTTTGCTTTGTTTATAAAGTTATTAAAAGGAGACAAATAATTCCCCTTTCTGACGATAGGCCTCATTAGAGGTTTGCCGTGTGATGGAGTCATATCTCTTTTAAAAAATCTTTTAAAAAGAACTTTTAAATGAGGAGAAATAAATGTCTTAACCAAGTTCGAACTATTATTTACCATCACGCGGTCACCACTCGATCCTATGTACTCTATCTGCGGAACATGTTCGTAACGAAAAGGACTGCGGGAAGGTGGCTCTGACAAAGGTACAGGAATATACAATGACTCGGATAAAGGGATGTCATTGGAACGAGACAGCAATATCGTTATATATTTGTCCAATTCCTCCCGTGTAATGGGACGAGCTAGCGCATTATTGCCGTTAGCTCCGGCTGAGTGAATTCCAATAATGCACTGGCCATTGCCAACATGCGCAATGATGGGAGTTCCACACTTTCCTTTAGCGTGATTTGGCCATGAATACCTATACAGGCGGTCGTAAGTTATCGTTCCACAGAGGGAATCTTGCACATCAACTAAGCTTTCAATACTTTCCAACCGTGTGCGATGACCATTCACCATAAGCTCACAGTTATCAGGTAATATCGCATCATTAGATATGATGTGTTTTAACCGGTCCTTGAAGCGAAATTGTGGATGCCGAATAAGAACAAGATCATTTGGCATCTCAACGTAATTGAGATCGCTCATATTGAGCACACACTGAGACTGATCAAAATCATTAGCCGCATGCACATTTATCGTGCAGGAATTAATATCTTTTCCTAGACAATGTCTGTTTACAAGTAGAATGTCCTTACAGATACCAAATCCTAAGGTTTTGCCAGTCCGGGTAATCATAGTGTTTCCAAGAAATAAGTCTATTGCCCTAATTGAAGACGAAACATTTAGGACGCCAGTACTAAATTCACCTTTATGTGATGGAGAAAATTCATTCATCCACCTGTTCCACAGATTATGGTGTACTTTATTTTTAATTCTTGGGTATCCTGTAGAAGAATCTACACTTTCTTCAACTTTGGAAAGAGAATCGATTAAAGATTCACTCTCTACACGTTTCGAGCGATAAAAGTAAAGCCACGTACCAACAAGAGTGGCAGTACCACATACAATAGCAAACCTAGAATCAAGCTCTTGCCTGTAAACCAATAGATAAAGATGCCGTGTGAAACGATCAACGTGATTAGTTAAAGATACACAAAAGGCATCTCTACATGATCTCCACTTTTCTTTCAAAACTGTTAAGATTATGGTCCTAGCGTTGTGTTTAACGACAAAATATAGGGCCAAA